TTATTATAAATAGAACATCCATGTTTGAACTACTTTCACTTCAATCTGTTGCCGATACGTACATCGATATGTTGTCGGAAGCAACGAATCCCAATCAGCTGACTCATATTCATCATCCGGAAGACCGCCCTTTAATGCACGGCTCGCAGGGATTTGAACATGCACACGCAGCTCTCATGCATGCTCATGAGCATATGAAGGCGAAGAAACATAGTTCCGACCTTACCATGAAGTATGATGGTTCTCCTTCATTGGTCTTCGGACATCATCCAGTCACCAAGAAATTCTTTGTTGCGACCAAGTCGGCTTTCAATAAGAATCCAAAATTAAACTATTCTGATTCCGATATTGAAAAGCATCATGGTCATGCTCCGGGCTTGGTCGGTAAGTTGAAACATGCTCTGAAGCATCTTCCAAAGGTTGCTCCAAAGCAAGGCGTCTATCAAGGCGACCTCATGCACACCCGTGAAGATCATAAACTGCATGAAGCAGTCTCATTCACTCCCAACACTATTACCTACACGGCACACGGAGATGAAGAAAAAAAGGTAAAGAAATCTCATGTCGGTATCGTAGTGCACCAACAGTATCATCCGCATCCGAATAAGCCGGGCGTTGAGCATATGTCGGTGAGCCCGCATCCCGACACCCACAATTTTAAACAGCATCCCGACGTTCATCTCAAGACTGCCGAACACGATACGAGCAAGATTAATTACGGCAAGTCGGATCAAAGTGCATTCCATAAACATATGGGAGCCGCCAAGGCAATTCACGACAAGCACGGCGCATCAATGTACAAAGCAACCGCGCGGCACCAGGGCGAGGCTGGACATCTTTCAACGTACATTAATCAGACCGTCCGTACCGGCGAGACGCCAAATGCACAGGGCTTCCAAAAGCATCTTATGGGTCATCATGCCAAACTGGCGTCAAAGGTAAAGACTCCGGCTGCAGTTGCTCGCCATCACGCAACCGGTGCCGAACACGTCTCCCACGTTGCAAAGCATGCGGGCCATTACAACAATCTTCTTTCAATGCACAGTCATCTAGCCGCCGCAAAGAATACCCTTGTAAAGAACCTTGAGACCCATGAAGGCGGTCTGGAACATCATATCGGAGCGGCAAAATCTAAGCCCGAAGGTTTTGTGATTAACCACAAATTCAAGGGTAAGACTCATCCGACCAAACTGGTGAATCGTGCCGAATTTGCAAAAGCAAACTTTGCCAAAGTAAGAGGATAATCCATGCTATCATTCAAACAATTTGTCACTGAAGCCGCGGCAGCCGATTCGCACCATGTGTTGGCATTCGGTCGTATGAATCCTATTACCAACGGGCACGAAACCGTGGTGAATAAGGTCCATGAAATTGCAAAGAAGCATAATGCAGGACACACCGTTGTGGTGTCTCACTCGCAGGATGCAAAGAAGAATCCTCTCACAGGCGAACAGAAAGTAAAGCACGCCAAACATGCCTTTCCTGGTACCAATGTTGTTGCTTCCAGTAAGGAAAGCCCAACGATTCTGCATCACGCGGCTCATCTATCCGACAAAGGCGTGAAGCATCTACACGTGATTGTGGGTTCCGACCGCGCGAAGGAGATGCACGGTTTACTCCACAAGTACAATGGAAAGCCATCGGCTGGTGGACACAAGGGTTACAATTTCAAATCAATTACCGTCCACTCTGCGGGACAACGTGATCCGGATGCAGAAGGTGTGAGCGGCATTTCAGCAAGCAAGATGCGCGCTCATGCTGCAGAGGGTAACAAGAAAGCCTTCCATGCAGGAGCACCTTCAAAAATGTCGGCTGCTCATAAGGACGCCATGTACCATGATGTCCGTAAGGGAATGGGCGTTGGTTAAATTACTTTTTTGATATAGAACCTAATATCTTTAGGAATTCTTTATCATCTAAGTTTTTATTAGATCTCTTTAGACTTCCCTGTACGGCTTGAATTGCAGTAGTAAATCTATAGTTGTAAATAGGCATTGAACCGCCTCGTTTCAATCTAATTCTTAAACGCAGATTCAGATCGAATCTAGGTACCTTAAGATCGGCAACATCTTCGCCCATAAAATATAGACCGAAACCTGCACCTATTTGAATGTAATATGTTTTCTTACTGTTGTAGTATTTTTCAACAGAATTTTTTGGTATGTTTACAAAAACATCTTTAAAGTATTTGTAGTCGTGAGCAACATCGGAGTCTGAATAGTATTCCGTATCTACTGTAAATTTTTTAGGTGGACCGTATTGACCCCATGCTTCATTTACCATTTTAGGTACACCAATCGCTTCCAGAAACTCTCTCATCTGAACAGCAGAATCTGTTTTTGCTCCGCCGAGAATCCACTTTTTATTTTTTAGATCATAATCTAATGAGCCCTGTCCAAAATCAACTTTGGTATCTAATTTGACTTCTACCTTATGGTCGTAACCCCTGATTCTCAATTCAGCATCGGGTGCATTAGAATCCGAGCCTGCAGGTTTAAAATTTGCTCTTTGAGCACCAGCAGACTGTAAATTTTTATTTAAAACTTTTTCGTATTCTAAGCCTTTATTGTCGGACATGCCTATATTTATAGGGTCAATAGTCTGGATCCTTAGAGTACCACGGTTTCTTGTTGTACCGCTTGTCGGTCACAAACATTTCGTAGAGACCCACCTCGCGCCCATACGCATCAATTTCCCACGGTAGTTCCCAATAACTACCGACATTGACGTGGTATTCTTTTCCCTTCCACTTAACGATAAAGCAATTGTCGGTATCGCACATTTCTCGTTTCACAAACTGTTTGACGTGGACGCACTCGTGAGCCAGTGCCCGTAGGACGCCGTGCATTTTCATGCTGGAATCAATTGTGATATTGAATTCCCGCGGCTTATCCCTATCGTCCTCCCAGATACAATCTGCTTTCAGCCCATCCTTCTTAAAGAGACCCTTACGCAGTTTGATCAGTAGCATGACTGAGTACGCTGGGATGAGGTCCTTGAGGTAATTGTTGGCGGCTTCTTTGACCAGCTTCTTTTGTAGCTTGGTACCGCCGGAGACGATGATTTCATTCATGGTAATGGTTTCCAGTTGATGGGAGACTTGGAATTGACACGGAATACGGCATACGTTCGACTAAAGAATTCCTTGGCGGTAATGCGTTCGGTGTGATAGACCCCTTGGTCCACTGTATGGAATATGATGTAGTCCTCCTCCGAGGTGACTATGACGATGGCGGCATGAACCATATCCCTATCCACATTTCCGGGCACTCTTGCTGCAAGTTCGTCGGGTATCAGACCGATCCAGAAATAGGGCATACCGAAGTCCACATTGCAGTCGATGACATCGAGCCCTTTGGAGACGACATAGATGCACTGGAGTTTGGCAGTCGGCATCCGTTTGTTCCATGCTTCTATCGAAGCAAAGAATGTAGGAGCCACACGCTTATCCGGAACTAATTTCTGCACCCATTCCTTATAGGGCACCGGTGCGCCCATAAGACCCGAAAGAGTCTGATAGGTGAGCGGTACGCAGTCGTTGGCCCGTAGCGAACCAATAAGGAGTAGGATGCAGAGAAGTCTCATATTCCATGTTCTTTACGCCAAAGGCCAAACAGACTTTGCGAGTCGAGCGGACTACAACCAATTCGGTCGGGCATGCAAAGATCGATCCAGATACGAATATCCTCGGGAGTCATCTTCTCGTATGGTGAAAAGTCACAAAAGACGGTAGTACCGTTTTCATGAACGAAATCGTGCCAGAGTTTAGTGCAGTCACCATCGTCATGGCAGATCCATGGTTGGTACGACCAGCCCACGTGGCTATAAGTTTCAGTTGCGGTAATCATTTTAGTACCGTCCTTCGTTTGTGTACTTTGCTCCGAAGAGGTGAGTGCCAACTTCCGGTGGCATCCAGACGCTCAATTGATTGAACGAAAGACTGCCCTTATAGTCCCAGATAGCGCACGGCATATCACGAGGACCCGCCATTGGAATGTCGCAAGGAACTGTCGCTTTAAACCGCCATTCGACCGTCACCTTACCGTCTCCAGCATCGAGCGACTCGGTAGCGGAAAATCCGAGTATTTTGTTCACTTCGTCGATCGAGACGTTAGTGAGAGTACCCGTGCGATGGGAAGGATAGAATTCATGTGTTTGTTTAATTTTCATATATGATGTTTATAATTCTACCGCAATAAGATTATCCAATGTTTTGTAGTTGCTATAATCTTTTTCATAATCGCTTTCTTCATCGTTCCAGATAAAAGTGAGTAGAACATATTCGGACA